TCTACATATGGAGGGTAAAGGTCTCGTTATATCCAGTAGTTATTCTTTACCTAAAAAGATGCCACATCATGAATAACAATACTAATATAATAACTATTTACGAGAAAATCTCAAACGCCGATAGCGTCGCCCCAAGCAGAGCGACCATTGGCAGTGAGGACAAATTGTGATTATAGACCAAGTTCGTTTAGTCTTCTGTCTCTTACCTCGTCTTTGCTCCACTCGGCATTTATGTAGAAGTAGCCTTTACGGTATTTCACCAGGTATTCTTCCAGTTTGATTTCTTTATCTGGGTCAAACGCATATGGTTTCGTCCATACATCTTCTATTGTATAGACATACACTCGCCCGTGTAGTTCACGCATTTTGTCTTTGACTTCTTGCACTACTTCTTCTTTTGTCTTTATCATACCATTTATGTTGTGTGTCTTACAAATATACGGATTATATCATATGCCAAAACAAATCAAACATAAAAACTTTTTCGCAATACTTTTCAAGTTCTCTTTGTTGGCTTCTTGTTGCGAAGCAGAATTGCCCGTTTATCCAACTACCATCGTATACCGCACATATTTCCTCTAAACTAACCGAGTTTGATTTTGCTGCTTCTAATACCTCATTTATCGTTTTCATAATTTCTATTTTTAGTTTGTCTTACAAATATACGGAACTTATTCCAATAAACAACAACTTTTTTTATTTTCTTTACTATAACTTCTATAACTCAAAGTCGTGGTTGCCCGCCACGCACAAAGGCCAGCCGTGTGACGCTGGTCTTTTCTTTTTGATATATAAGTAAACAACAACGATTATGAAACATACGAAAGAACAAGCATATGAACGCGCTGTTAGAGAGATAGCACAATATGAAACGGCAATACATTTGAGAAAGGAAAACTACTCCTTATATCTATTCCTTCGTAGGTGGGAACTTCTATACCTAATGCCGAAAGGAAACCACATAACAAAACTTGCCTATACAGACGAGGAACTGCTCCTAATGGCAGATAAATACGAAACCTTATACGACATTAGAACAGAGTATCCAAACCTCTTACGCGCTCTAAAAACACGAAAGATACTTCCAGAGAAATTCCAATGGCCCAGACCAAAAACAGAGAAACGAAAAAGAGGTAGACCTAAACAAGAAAAGATTGAGAAAGAACCTGAAATCAACATAATACCAAAAGCATTTCGTGGTGGAAACAGAAAAGGACCTCACGCTTGCTTCCGAGCAGTAAAGACAGATACTGGCACAATATGTGGAAGATGTCGTAAAGAGTTTCAAACTATGTCAAAGGCTTGTAAAGACTTATGCCACTCTTGTAGCAACGCAAAAGCACTATGGGACAACTACAACTCTAATAAAGAAAACAACCCTTGTGTTCTAAACATACTGGGTAATGTGAAAGACAGATACTGTCATACCATACTGCAACTTCCAGACGGTCCTATGTATATAGGTATTGAGGTAGACAACAAAGAAAAAAGAAGATTATTTGATGCAGGGTATTTGTTTATTCTAAAATAATCCTTACATTTGTAGAAACTAAAATATATTATTATGAAAAGTAAAATCTACAAATGCTGCTTATGTAGCACAATTCAAAAAGGCTACGGCAACAATCCAGCACCATTAGTCGTAGACGATAAGTCTCAATGTTGCGACCTATGTAATGAAAAAGTAATACAAGCAAGATTTCTTGCTGCTTGGAACCAGGACCCGAACGAACTATAAACAATCCATATCAACCTTTTTTCGCTTTTGGAGTATAATATATATAACATAAAAAAAAGGGCAAACAATGATAGACTACAAAAAAGAAAGAGCCAAACTCCTTACAAAGACGAGGAGTTTTGGGTTTAGAGTTCAAAAGCAAAACGGACAAATATATTTCGGTCATAAAGAAACAGGAGACGAACACCGAGTTTCGGATGATTTTGAGAATATAAGAGCATTTGTAAAACAAGCAGAGAGAGATTACAAACTAAAACAACTTGGACTATGATTGATGTAAAGAAAAACAACACAAACCTGACTGACGAAAGCCTAATAGAGATGAGCCTTGCAGGTGGGGCATACGGAACTCTACAAGGTATGGATATGATAAGAGCAGAGTTCCAGGACCTTATTATGGATATGCAAGAGCGAGTAGGAAGGTGGCGTATATGGTTCTATGACAATACAGACAGAGGCATCGTTGCAAGTTTGTATATCACATACGACGACGAAAGACTTTTGGCAAAGACCACAGAGGTTCAGCGAGACGACCTACTAAACAAACTTGGTATATGATACTATAACTAATAGCTTTATTCAATCTACATACAAAGAGCCGACCAAAACAAAAGGTCGGCTTTTTATATTTTAGAAAAAGGACCAGAGATGGACGCAGAAAAAGTAATGGACGGTATAATAGACGAAATCTATTCTCTTACAGGAGAACTTGCCGCAAATGTAAAAGCAGAGCAGTATGAAATTGCTGCCATACTCAAAGTGGATATAGAGGATATGCTCCACAAGATAGCAGACAATCTTATTGAGAAGAAACTAACCACTCTACAAAGAGAGCAACTTGACTTCTACCTCGCAGAAGTAAAGCATTCCTTTTTGATTGACTGGTTTGAGGTTATGGAAATGGAACCACCAGAAAGAGAACATAAATAATATATAGAATATGAGAAAGCCAAAAACAACAGAAGCAAACAAACAAGCATTCCTGAAAGCTTATTCGGCACACCTTTGCATTGTAAAGAAAGCGTGTGAGACCATTGGTATTAGCAGAACACAATACTACTTTTGGTTGCAAGACGACGAAGCATTCGCAAAGGCTATTGAGGACGCAGAGGCAGGACAAATAGAGTTCGTAGAAGACGCACTTCTAAAAAGAATAAAAGAAGGTAGCGACAGTTCTATTCAGTTCTACCTGAAAACAAAAGGTAAAAAAGCAGGGTATGGGACACAACTCGACATAACTTCTAACGGGCAGTCCTTGGCGATACCTAACATAATAGAACTAATAGAAGTAAAAAAACAAAATGACAAAGATGAAAATAAAGGAGAAGTATAAGAACTTATACCACAACGGTATTACATACAATTTAGGTAATATGAGCGAAGAGAAACTCAAAAGAGTTTGGGAAACTAACCCAGATTTGAGATATGCTTTTGAGGATGAACCAGTAAAGTTTGACGAAGGTTTGATAGACATTGGTATAGACACACCTGAAAAGTTTGACGCACAAATAAAGAAAGTCGTTTCAACACGAACAAAAAAGAAGTAATATGAATTGTCAACCTTACAGATAAAACACACACCGGTATTCGCCAAAAACTGGAAGTCGCTCAATGACCCGAACATTAGGTTCGTAGTCAATCAAGGAGGAACTCGTTCCAGCAAGACATATTCCTTATGTCAACTCGTAGTTGTTTACTGTTTGCAAAACCCTGGCAAGACCGTCTCAATAGTTAGACGGTCTTTTCCGGCTTTGCGAGCTTCTGTAATGAGAGACTTCTTTGAGATAATGAATACCCTGGGCCTCTACGAGGAGGCCAGTCATAGAAAGGTAGAAAACATATACAACTTTCCAAATGGTTCTTGTGTAGAGTTCTTTTCATTAGACGACGCACAAAAGGTGAGAGGTCGTAAACGAGACCTGCTATGGGCCAACGAAGCAAACGAACTTGACTTTGAGGATTACAACCAGTTGAACTTCCGAACCAGTGAGAAACTATTCTTTGATTTCAACCCGTCGGATGACGAACACTGGTTATACGACATACTCGCAAAAGAAGACGCGGTGCTAATACACTCAACCTACAAAGACAATACATTTCTACAACCTTCTCTTATCAAAGAGATTGAGGACCTTATAGAAGTAGACCAAGACTACTACAACATATACGCATTAGGTCTGCCAAGCAAATCAAATCACACTATTTACAATCACCATAAAACTTACATTGACGAATTAGAAAGATATGACGAGACCATATACGGTCTTGACTTTGGATATAAACACCCTGCTGCTCTAATCAAAGTGCAGTTCAAAGAAGATATGTCATTTGTCAAAGAGGTGCTATACGAGACCCACCTGACTGCGGAAGACCTTGTAGAAAGGATGAACTCATTAGGCATACCAAAGTCTGCTCCAATCGTCTGTGATTACGCGAGACCAGAGATTATTGAGGACCTACTTCGTGCTGGCTACAACGCTCTACCTGCAATCAAAAATGTCCTGGAAGGAATAAATGCTGTGAAACAATCAAAACTATTCTACCACTATGAGAGCAAGAACTTGGCTAAGGAGTTCCGAAACTACAAATGGAAAAGTGCCGGTGATAAACTACTTGACGAACCTGTAAAACTATTTGATGACGCGATGGACGCGATGAGGTATGCTATACTATGGTATAAAAAGAACGGTATGAAAGGTTCTGGTGGTTGGTCGTTTATGTCCTTTTAGAACAAGGGAAACACTGAAATATAATATATATAGTATATGAGTGGAAGAGATTGGAAAAAGCACATAGACACCTTTATTGGAAGGAATTGGAAGTTTATTGAGGAGTGTGCGAATAATATAATGAAAGGAAAAAAGAACAATGCAGGAGACCTATTAGGCGAACTTTGTTTGTTCCTATACGAACAACAAGATAAGGTGGTTCCATACTGTGCCAACGACAATTCACTAAAAGCGTTTTGTTTGAGTTGGATGAAACTACAAGCACAATACCCGAGCACACCGTTCAATCGTAAATATACACCGAACGCACAAGCAGAGGAAATGCCAGATGTTCCTACAAGCGATGAAACGGTTCCAGAAGACGAATACATACAAGACCTACGACGCGTCTATACAGACGAACAGGTTGACAAAATACTAAAAATACACGATATATACCCAGGCCTGTCAAAAGTTCATAAGATACTTTTTCAGGCTTATTTTATTGAGGGGCTTTCATACGACAAGATAAAGGACAGATATGACTTTTATCGCACCGACAAGAACGGAAAGAAGATACACTACAAAAGCAAGAAGTCAATCTATAACCTAATGAAAGAACTGAAAGACGAAATAAAGAAGAACCTATGATGGACTATAATGAGATACCTGACCTTGAAAAGGCATACGAAAGAACTATAAGACAGATTGCTAAATACCCACTCAACGAGCATAGCAAACTCGCTATTGAATTGCTACTGAAAAGAACAAAGGCAAAG